ACATCCCTGCCGCCGCCGGGATACTCCGTTACGGTCTCGTAGTGGCTCACTTCCTCCACGCCTTCCACGGCGGGGTGTTCCACTGGCTCGGTGCCGCCCACCAGATACCCAAGCGTCAGGTCAGGGGTCTCAATGGCTGCGCCGTTCTCGTCAATGATTTTCATAAGTCAGAGCCTCCTTTCTCAGGCCACGCGCCGCCAGATGTGCACATAGTAGGCGGCAGGTTGTACGGTATCGCTTGCACCGTAGATCGGGTTCGAGAGGGAAGCATCAAAAGAAATATCATATGCCGACCCTTCATATCCACCATATCCACAAAAAGGAGAGTTAGCCTCTGTAACTGCCAAAGCACCTATTGACGATATGGCGTTTTTATTACCGCGAAATGGTGTTGTTTTACCGTCATTTGAGGTTTCGCTTAAACTACCTGCAATGTTCGGCAGACCAGCTTCAGCGGTTGTACCCGCCGCGTGGCTTCTGCTGGCACCCATCAGCACGCGGTCGGATGCGATCTCTTCCCATGTGCCGCCAAACAGGGCGGCAGGGCTGGTGGGGTCTTCCGAAACCCAAAATTTGATTTTCGCGTGGTCTTCTGCCAGAGCATCTGCAATCAAGGTCTTTACAGCGTCTGCGCTTATCACGCCTTTCATCGCGTCGCCAACGGCCTTTGCGTCAGCCGGAGCGCCCTCAACAGATAGCGTCTTATCGGTGCGTACAATAGCCGCAGCCCTGTCCGCTTCAGCTTTGGCAGAAGCGGCAGAGCTTCCCGCACTCTTTGCGTCTGCGGACGCTGACTGTGCGCTTTGGGCCGCGTTGTTGGCGGAGGTCCGGGCGGCGCTTTCGCTCCCTTCGGCTGCTGCGGCTTTTTCCGTCGCGGTGCTGGCCGCTCCGGCAGCGGTCTGAGCGGCTTGCAAAGTAGCCTGCTGCTGGCCTGTCACTTCCTCGGCGTACTGCTTGACGTACTCCATGCCCTGTGCGATGTCCTCACGGACTTCCACGCCGCGCTCAGCCTTACGGATTCCCGCAATGGCTTCATCAAAAGTTTTATCCATAAAACACCTCCTGTCCCATTAGCCTGACATGTACCCTTTGAGAGATCGACTCAAATCGTAAGCATCGGACGCTTTGCGTGCACTCAAAGCCTGCAGGTCGCTGATGCTGGAAAACTCAGTGCCAAATGTAAACTCCTTTTTATCCGGCGAATCCAACGGCTCAACAAGCTTTGAACACAGCAACCAGGTATCTACACCATGCGGTGCAGAGAAAATGTGCGTTTGCTTTCCAAGCGCAATACGGCTGACATCAATATCAGCGTCTTTCAAATCGACCGCTTTGACTGTCATGCCGTTCAGATAGCGCAGATTTTTGGCAAGTTCTTCCTCTGCCGCATCCAGCAAAGACTGCGGCGTGCTTTCGATGCCTTCAATAAAGATCACTTTTGTGATGATGCCAAAAAGCTTTTGCGCAGCCAGATCGTTTGCGGTTTCTGTAATGGTTTCTCCCCATGAAAAAACAAGCCACGATTTCTTTCTGGCACCTACCGCGATCACCCGCGTGTAGATATCCTCTGCTTTGACGTAGTTGGTCAAATCCAGCAAGTTGGTTCCAAAAGCCACCGTCTGGCTGTTTTTATCGGTGATCGCCTGCAGATAGTCCAGATACCGGCGCGGTTTTCCGTCATGATCTTCTGCATGGCGCAGCACCAGATATCCGCCGTACTTTTCCACCAGCTCATTCTGCAAGATGTCCCATGTAACGCCGTAGTTTTTTTCATCGCCAAAGCTGTATGTAGGTTCCTTGACATCAAACAAAAAGCGGGGATCCGTCTTGCCGTTGATAGCAAGGCTGTATTTTCCGTTTTGCTCGGTGATCTTAAAGGTCTTGGATTCAGATGCCTGCTCAACGTTATAAATGGAGTACGTGCCAAAATTCTTGTTGCAAGTACCGCAGACGATTTCAGCTTTTTTCACTTCGACCATTGCATCGTACGTTTTGCCTTTTACATAGGCTGCAAACAGACGCACGCGGAAATTGTTGCTTCCAATCCGTGAAATAATGCGACCGTTCGCAATGTGCTCTTCACCGATTTTCCAGCTCAGGCAGGAAGCTTTGCTGCTCTCTGTTTCCTCATAGAAAATATGCGTTTTTCCATCCACGGGGTCTACAATTCCCCAATGGTAAATGTAATCTCCATCATCAGAATCGTAACTGTAACCCACCTGCACGACTTTGATGCCGTCTACATAGGGCACGATCATGGGAATGTCCATCTCGACTTTTCCGGGAGTAAACGCCTTGTAAGCGTCAACCTGCGCGTTGTGGTTATCGCAGATCCATTCCAGAAATTGCGAAAAGCTCACATTTTTTGCAGCGTACGGCGCAATGCCGCTGTCATTCAGATATGCAAGCTCCCCTTCGCAGTAGATTTTCTGACGCATCAAAAAATCCTGCTCATGGCTCATAGGACGGCCCTGCCAGATGGAAACGCCGTCCTGTTCCACCTCTACCGTAGTGCGCAGCTTTTGCAGCGCAGAGTGTGCCACATTGCCCAGCGGCATGGTAAACTCAAAAGAGCCAGCTTTACCCACTTCGCGGGTCAGCGTGGGGCTGATGAGCTTTTTCGTGTCGGTGATATCGCTGATATCGTGGATACAGACCTTAGTTTTCCATGTGTCTACATCCGTCTGCACACCAGCATAAACTTTGTAGCTCATAGGCTTGCCCCCAAATACTTGATACTGATGCTGCAGTCTGCCGATGCAGCAAAAACGAGGGTGCCCACTACGCCATCCGGCATAGTAAGCCCCTCGATATACTGCCAGTCGGTGGACTTGGCCAGAATGCCCACCTCAAAGCCATTGAGAGACACCGCGATGTTTGCGGCGGTCTCGCTGCGCTGGAAGTAGATGCCGGCCGCACGCGGTGCACCGGTGATGGACACCTCTTTGTCCTCGCCCGCCTTGAGCGGGATATTCGTGTAGTTGCGCACGATGTCCGTTTCAAAGTTGAAGTCATCCCACAGCCAGTCGTTGGTGCCGTCGTAGACGCTGCGCTTGAAGGGGTTGCAGGTGCCGGTGATGGTAAAGGCGCTGGAAAGCCGGTCGCGGGATGGTGTGACTTTCCAAAGCCCTTCCCAGTACCACGCCGGGTCTTCATCAAAGCGGCACTGCAGCCACTTGCCATGAATGGCGTTGGCGATGGTGCTTTCGATGCTGGGCCACTTGCTTTTTGGCGCGTTGCACAGCAGTTCCATCGTAATGGTTCGCTTTTTATAGTGCACCTTGCCATCGTCCCATGTGGTCAGGTTCAGCAGTGAATCAGATCCGGTGACCTGCACAAGGTATTCTTCCGGTTCTGCCGCGCCGATTTTAGGGCTGCCTACCTTGAGGTACAGCCCCCAATCTGTCAGGGTGTGAAAATTGCCGATTTTTACCCCCAGAAGCTTTGCCATTACACACCCCTCGCTTTCCGTTCCACTGTCACGCCGATGCGTGCATCTACGTTGGTCGCCATGCGGGTCGACAGCACGCCCACCAGTTCACCGGAGTCCATGACCACCTGACCCTTTCCGATGTCAGGCAGATGCTCGTCCAGCATCCCCTCGATGCGTTCCAGGATGCTGGTCTGCCGGTCAACAATGGACTGCTGGCCGGTGACGCGGTACTGCAGGGCCGCACGGGTGGAGAAGGTGCCAAGACTGTCATACATGCCGGTTTTGTCAAAGGGGCTCTGGTAGTGGCTGACGGCGGTGTCGTTCTTCTTATTGAAAGCACTGAACAGGGCAAAACCAATGCCCACTGCACCCACGGCAAGGCCGAGGATCGCGGCAAGCACGGGGTTCGAGAGGATCATGCCGCCCACCTGCGTGAGGATGCCGCCCAGACTGGTGGCGATGCCGCCAAGGCCGCCCATGCTGGAAGCCAGACCTGCAATGCTGCTGCCGACCTGCGTCGTCACGCCGCCCATGGCTGTGCCGATGCTGCCCAGCACATCCACGATCACCGACCCGTTTTTACTCACGTCACCGGCAATGCCTGCAAAGCCGGAACCACTGCCACCCGCGCCCAGCAGCTGCTTTCCGGCATCCCAGATGGAGCCAGAAATGTCGCTGACGATCTGGGACAGGACTCCGTTGATCTGCTGGATGATGGACTTGCCGAAATCGTCGATGGCCTGCTTGGCGGCAGGCGCAAGACCGTTGTACAGGGTGGAAATGACCCATTCGCCGACGCTGAGCCAGTCCTGACTCTTCACGGCTTTGTACAACGTGCCGAAGGTGCCCAGCACACCGTTATTGGCCTCTTCCTGCCAGCCCTTCACAAGGCCGGAAAAGCTGTTTGCACTGGCCTTCTTGAGCTCCTTCGAGGTCTGCTCGGAGCCGTCTGCGGCAATGGTGGTGACCTTTTCAGCCGTCATCAGAGCGCCATTGACGATCTCGTTAAAGGTTTCGGTAATGACCTGCTTGTGCTGTTCGGTGCCGTCGGCCAGTGTTTCCGTGACCGTTTTGGTGGAGGTCTGGATGCCATTCACAACGGCATCGGTGGTGGAAGTGACTGTAGACACCACATCCCTCACCGTTTCCATGGTCTGTTTGACGGTCGTCTTGCCGTCGGCGGCAATGCTGGTAACGGTCTTGATATCCTTCAGCACACCGTTCACCAGCTGACGGCTGGTCTCGGTGATGGTCTGGGTCTGCTGCTTCTTTCCGTTGGAAAGCTCCTCGTTCACGGTCTGGGTGGTGCGGGTGACTTTGCCCAGCACCTCGGTCACCGTGTCGGAGTAAGAGTTGACGACGGAGGCAGCAGCCTTTGCAGCTGTGCCCGCTGCTTTCCCTGCGGCGGCTGCCGCATTGCCGGACTTGGTATATGCCGGGATGGAGATATCCGCCACGGTCTGGGCGCTGTCGGCAAGGTCGGTGTTGGCAGAGGTCCAGTCGACCAGTTCGTCACGGCTGGCAACATTGGCGATGGTAAAACCGGCAGTGGCTGCGGTAGCGATACCCGCCACTTTACCCTTGCCGGTCAGACCGTTGATGAAGCTTTGGATCAGGTTCTTGCCCCACTGCACCGCCTGCGAGGGCAGGCTCTTGATCCAGGCTAAAGCGCTGGAAAAACCGCCCTTGAATGCAGCCAGCATGGAAGAGCCCATGCTCTTGACGCCGTTGGCCACACCGGTGAGAATGTTCTTGCCGATGTTCAGCCAATTCACTGCAGAAATGACCGAAAGCACCGCCTGCAGGATCTTCTTCCAGTTGGCCAGCAGGTCAGGTACGGCCTTTACAATGCCCACGCCCAGCTGCACCACCAGCGAGACGCCCTCTGCAAGGAGCTTCGGCATATTGTCGTTGATGATGCCGCAGATATTGATGATGATATCCGGCACATAGGCGATGAGGTCCGGCAGACCCGCGATCAGGCCGTTGGCCAGCTGGGTGATCATGTCCAGACCGGCGTTCACAAACTCTCCGGCATTTTCCCGCAGGTTTTCTGTAAAGGAAAGCAGCTGCGGCAGAGCATTCGCCAGAAAATCCGGGATGCCTTGCGTGAAGCCCTGCGCCAGAGAGCCGAGAAGCTCGGTGCCGGTCTGCACCACTTCGGGCACAAGGCCGTAAATGACCTGCGGGATGCCCTGCAGCACATTGCCGATCATGGGCAGCAGGTTGCCCACAAGGTAGGTCCGGGCCGTGTCCGTCAGTGCCTGCAGGGGTGCCGTCAAGTCTGCGCCGGTGCTCCAATTGCCCAACACGTTCTGCGCCGCTGCCTTCATGGCCGCAAAGCTGCCGGTCAGGGTCGTTGCGGCTTCTCTCGCCGTTGTGCCGGTAATGTCCATCTCCTGCTGGATCACATGGATGGCGCTGTACATGTCGGCCAGGTTGCCCAGATCATAATGGACGCCGGAGATCTTCTCGGCGTCGGTCAGCAGACGCTGCATTTCGGCCTGCGTGCCGCCATAGCCCAGCTTGAGGTTGTCCAGCATGGTATAGTTCTGCTTGGCAAATCCCTGATAGGCATTCTGGATATCCTGCATATCCGTGCCCATCTTGTTGGCGTTGTCGGCCATGTCCACCATGGCCATGTTGGCAAGCTGGGCGGCGGCATTGGTATCCTTGCTCACGCTGGAAAGAAGGCTGGCCGCAAAGCTGGTGGTCTGCTCCATGTAGTCGTTGGCAGAAAGGCCCACAGTCTGGTATGCCTGTGCAGCATACTGCTTGACGGTATCGGCGCTGTCCTTGAACAGCGTTTCGATGCCGCCGATGCTCTGCTGCAGGGCACCGCCCATATCAAGGGAATCCTTGATGAGCTTGCCGATGCCCGCCGCCGCTACGACCTTTTTGATGGTGCCCACCAGCTGCGTGCCGATGCTCAGGCCGGTCTTTGTGCCAAGGCCGTCCGTCTCTTTGCCGAACACATCCTCCAGCGCGCCCTTGATGCCCTGCGCCGACGGTACGATCTGCACATAGGCTTTTGCCATTTCAATGTGATCTGCCACGTTCAACCTCCTTCCACGGCACGCATCGCCGCTTCAAATTCTTCCGGGCTGTCAAAGCTCTGCACATCCGAAGCGTTGCCGCCTTCCCGGCCCTGCAGACCGTCCAGAATGAGCTGCGGTGCTGCACCCTTGCCAACGCACAGACGCCAGTACAGCAGGTGCAGTGCGTCCACCGTCTCCGCCTGCAGCAGGGTTTCAAGCGGCACGATCTGGCCGGAAAGCTTGAGCATACAGCGGCTGCTCTCCGGCAGACCTGCGGCAAGGGTGGCAACCAGATGCAGCGGCAGGGTCCGCCAGTCCAGCACATGGTAATACTGCGCAAAATCGCAGATCAGTGCGTCCTCGTCCGATGCGATCAGGTCGGCGAGGATGCAGAGTTTTTTCCGTCCTTGATGCAGGACACCAGCTCACCGAAGGCCTTGGCCAGATCGTCCAGCGCCACGGTGCCCTCCGGCGTGCGCAGGTGTTCATACAGGCGCTTCTTGCCCTCCGGGCCCAGCAGGTGGTTGATGGCAGTAAAAAGGCACTTGCCGCTTTCATCCGTATCCAGAAAGACGATGGCCTCGGTCAGCTCAGTATCCTTGCGGAAAATGTTCTCGTCCAGCTCAATCTCAAAGCCGGAACTGGTTTTAGCGGTGATCATGCCGTTACCTCCTTACTGACCGTGGCGCTCTGGGTGGCCTGACTGGCAGCACCGGTGGCAGAGATCAGATATTCATAGTGGGTGTTGTGATCATCGTCCGGCACGGCGGAAATGGTGGTCTCGTAGCCCACGGGGGACTTATCCGCGTAGGTGATGTCACCTACCTCGGTGACAGCTGCTTCCGGGATCACGACGCGCTTTTTGGCGTTGTCCTTCATCATCATATCCACGACCCATACGCAGGCGGGCTGCGGGTCAGAATTTGCCTTGACAGTAATGCCGGTCTCCAGCGTGCCGGAAACGTTGTTGTCACCATAGACAGCCGCCAGCGCGTCCGGGTTCATGGCCTCAATCAGGGTGAATTTGAAGGTGTCCGGCTTTTCGCCCTGGGTGCTCAGTACGGTATCACCGCCCCATGCAGAGGTGTCCTCGCTGGAGGGGGAGTTGGCGTTGGTCAGGCCGTCCTCGGAGATGTAGCCCAGAGACTTGAAGGCAGTATCCAGTGCTTCAACGGCGTTCTTGGGCAGTTTGCTGCCTGCAGGCGCACGCCAGACGGCACCGCCCACCTTGGGCTTTGCCGCAGTGACATTTTTTGCTTTTGCCATTTGTTTTGCTCCTTTCGGTTCAGTAATGCGTGATAGAAAAAACGGCCTGATATCTGGGCCGTTTGCGGGTGGTGTCCGGGAAACGATAGTCTGTGCTCAGCTCACAGCTGGAAACCTCCGGCAGCTCTGCAGCATCTTCCATGGCGGCCTTGACCTCCTCGTTGAGCCGGGAGGCATCCAGTGTGCCGTCATGATCGGTGGCGTTTGGGCCATAGGACTGCACGGCCAGCGTGGCGGCATACAGGCCGTCCTCGTAGCCGGAGCCGGTCTTTTCCAGCACCACGAATCTGTCCGGGACCGGTGTGGGCACCGTCAGGCGGACAGGCACCGACAACCGCCCGGACAGAAAATTTTGAATCAGTTCTTCGATCATTTCTTTCTCTGGTAGCTCCTCACCGTGATGACACGCCCATCTTTCAGGCGGCGCTTGTGCTCGTGCACTGTTGCGCCGCTGCGGCCGCCGGAAACTGCTTTCAGCAGAGTGTTGTTGGCCGAGTTGTCGTCATAGGCCTTGCGGGAAGCGGTTTCCACCACAGCCACCGCGCGGGTGGGGGCCACATAGGATTCGTAGCCATCGCCGCAGCGGTCCTTCACGGTGTCGGCACGGTCTTTCAGCACCGCCTGCATTTCAGGGGAGCGCAGCAGCGCCCGGATGCCGGAGCTGTTCAGCTCGATGCGGATCTTACTCAAACCGCACCACCTGCACCTTCTTGTTCCATCGCAGCGGGATCATGCTCTCGATGCCCTGCACAACGCCGCCGCAGGTGCGGAAGGTCTGACCGAAGAACTCCACCTTTGCATCCGTCCAGTCGTGGGTGTCACCCTTGGGGATGGCCAGCGTATAGGCCAGCCGCCGCCCGGTGAGCTGCAGCTCGGTGGTGATCTCCTCGGCAGAGGGCTCACCCACCAGCACGTTGTGCACGGTGACGGGCGTTTCCTCATAGACGGGGTTGTGGGCGTCGTCCTCGCCGGTCTGGGTCTTGGTGTAGAGAGTGACATTGATTCCTTTCAGCATAAATCCTCCAGAGGGCTGTGTGCCCCGATGCGGCTGCCGACGCCCAGCAGCTTCTTTTCCAACTTAGAAAGATACAGCTCGCCGGAAGAGCCGCCGCTCATCGTCCAGCTCTGGCTGTAACCCAGCGCCGTGGCGGTGCCCTGCGTGGAGCCCACGGGAAAGGATACACCGCCCCCGCTGTCGCTCTCGCCCAGCTGACGGCGCACCATCCGGCAGGAGACCACCCGCTTGGCGTCTTTGCCTGCATCCGGGTTGTAGCTGTCGATGATCACGGCCGCTTCGGCCAGCAGGGCAGCGCACTGTGTCTGTTCGTCTCGGGACAAGGCGCGAAAACCTGCTTCCACGTCCTGCACTTCAGCGTAAAGCATGGCGGCACCTCATCAGACGGCAGCCTCGGTGCGCTTGATGTACAGGGTCTGAGGTTTGGAGACTTTCAGACCATACACCTTGCGGCCCTGCACAGCGGATGCACCGATGTACTTGCCGGAGCCGGACAGGTCCTGCAGGTGCACCGGGGTCTGCCACTCCATGACGCGGTGACACCAGTTGGGGTGTCCGGCGATAAATTCCGTGGTGGTTTTCTTGCTGGCCACACGAGTAGTGGATTCGTAATCCATATTGTTGGACTCGAACACGTTGAAACCGGCGATACGGCCAATGACGCCCTGCTGCACCAACTCCTGAGACAGGTCGCCCTGCTTGATGAAGTGCTCATCCAGCATCAAAACCTCCAGATATTCGGGGGATGCAATGAGGAAACGTCCCTCGTTGGGCACGCCCTTACGGCCCAGGACACGCTTTGCCTCCAGTGCCAGCTTGTAGGCATTGGTCTCGGTTGCGGCAGTCTTGGTAGCGCTGATGGTAGCACCGACAGCACCCTCCAGTGCGTCGATGGACTTTTTATCCACGGACAGAGCCAGAGAGTAGCCAGCGCTGTCCAGACGGTCGGCCACGATGTCGTCCGGCACGCTTGCGGCATCGTAGCCATCGATCAGCTCGTTTACGGCTTCATCGTGGTCAATGTTCAGGTCCAGATAAGTGGTGGTGCCGACTTCCGCGTCCACGCCGGTGGCCTTGTTGTACTCCTTGACGGAAACCTCAGTGTCACGCACCGGGATCTTTACCTTGCCGGAAGTAGGGTCGCCTTCGTAGCGGCTGTTGAAAATGAGATTATCGCGGGTCACCAGAGTGTTGCGCAGCTTTGCGTCAACAAGGGAAGCCCATCGCTCCTGATTTGCGTGTGCCATAAGATGCCTCTCTTTCTCCGTGCAGAGCGCACGGATCAAACTTTCAGATTCGGATTCAGCTTTGTAAATGCAGCCAGAACGCCGTCCGGCTGACTGGGAACGTGATTCGGGGTCCCGCCGTCTTTGAGGATGGGATATCCGGCAGCCTGACCTTCACCAAACGCCCACGGGTTCGCCTTTGCGGCATCGTCCAGCGCCTTTGCAATGTCGGTGCTGCGGTCGGCAGAGCCCTTCAGGGCGTCCAGATCCAGCAAAGCACGCACCGCCTTGACGCTGCGGCCCTTCCTGCCCAGGATGGCAGTGTCCAGAGCGTTGTCAAAGGCAAAGCCCTCGGCCTGCGCCTTCATGTCGTTCTGCAGCTGGGTGACCTTTGCCTGCAGCCCGGCTACATCCACGCCTTCAAAGGCTTTCAGGCCGTCCTGCGCGGTCTTGAGCTGGGCGTTTGCGTTATCCAGCTGGGTCTGCAGGGCCGTGGCGGCAGACTTCTCCCGGTTGATGTCTGCGCCGTTCTCCTGCATGATCCAGTTGAGCTGCTCGTCGGTGATGCCGGGGATCTTGTTCTTCACGTCTTCACGCTTCATGGTGGAAACTCCTTTCGTGTGTGAGACCTCAGTTTTTTACACTGTTCTCTGTCAGTGATCCGGTCGTGGGCGGGATACGCGCCGCCCGCCGCATGGCACCGTTTGCAGGGCTCGAACCTGCCGCTTCCGGTTTTGGAGACCGGTACTCTTCCAACATGAGCTAAAACGGCATAAAAAAGCACGGTGCAAAACTGCATCGTGCTTAAAAGTGGGCAAAAGAAAACCACGGTGCATGTGCATCGTGGTTCAATTACTGTTCCTGTTCCCAGGCCCAGTTTTTAAATTTATGATACGCTTTCAACGCTTCCTCAGGAACAGCAGAAAAGTCTTTTTCAAGAATCGCTGTACGGTAAGGATCAAACGTATCGACTAACTTTTGAATTTCCGGGGGATAACCCAATATACACATGTTACGTTCGCCTCCTTAACGACATAAATTCCGCCTCGACTTCATCAAAGCGGTCGCCTAAATACATATCAGCAGCATATTTGCTGATTTCTCCTACATTATCGCGCGTAATGCCAAGTTTGTCAATGCGTTCCCTGCACTTTTTGCACAGAGCATCGAGATACTCCCCGCGATTTTCGCGGGTGATCGTCCAGCCGGATTGCCGGAAATCCTCTGCCTGCTTCATGTGCCACATTTCATGAGCTTCAACGGCACCAGCACCGCCGGATGCTTCCTGCACTGCCTTCTTGCCGATGCTTTCAGCGTAGTAAACGATATTCTCGCAGGGGTCATAGACGCCCACTGCACCGCGCAATTCGTCATCACTGACGATCACGATTTTAGGCTTGCGGTCAATGCTTACGCCCCAGTCGGTCAATGCGTGCTCAGTGTTCTGGTTGACCTCATGCAGTGCCTTGGGCTTGATAGACGCTTTATCTGAAACAAAAACCGGCGTTTTGTAAGATTCGACCTGCTTCACAGAGATTTCAACAGCTTCCGTTCTGCGGGTCAGTGTGATCTTACTTGCTGCACCCAGATCCTTGCGGTATGCCTGCGCTGCATACGCCGCCCTCTTTTGTGCATTGATGCGCTCCCGGTTGGCGGCGTAATCAATGCGGCGCATTTTGTTGATGTCGCCGCCCGCCTCACGATACTGCCGGTAATACTTGTCCGGATCGTACCCGGCAACTGTGGTGCGGTGGTCGAACCGGATGGCAAACTCACAGTCACAATGGGCGTGGATATGCTCCGCGTGCCCGCCCTTCAGCAGTTTCTGGCTGGCCTTCTGCCAACCATTGGACGCCAGCGTAATGCAGAAGGGGCAGGTGTCACCATGGGGCACCCATGCCCATTCCGCGCCGTCGCGAATGGCGTTTTTCAGGGTGGTGTCCGCACCGGCACGCTTGACAAGGCGGCTGACGCCGTTTGGCAGGTTGGCGGGGTTCTGGTCCTTGGTAGCGCTCACCATGCGGGCCACCTCGCCATAGCTGGCGGTAGCGGTAGGCTCTGCGGCGGGCACATACACGCCCTGCGCCTCGGCCAGTGCTTCATACATCTGGCAGGCCAGCTCTGCGCTGCCTTCACTGTACTTGGTCACCAGCCCGTAGGCGTAGGCCACAAGGCCGTCAGTGTCGGCGGTACCGTGGGCGTCTATGTATTCCCGCATGAGCTGCCCGGCTTTCTGGTTCAGCCGGGACAGCCGGGTGATGTACTCATTCCACGTTTTCGCTGAGATCTGCATTTTCCATCTCCATCAGCAGCTTCTGACCGCGCGCCCGCTGCTCCTGCGCCTTGATGCGCCGGATGTCCGCCTGATCGAAGCCGATCATTTCCAGAAAGGTATCCGTCCCGGCAAACTCCTGCCGGGCAGATGCGATCTTGATAGCGGCATCTGCCGTCACGGCCACGCTGGGCATGGCCGGATTTCTAAAGTGCGCCATGATACCGGTTTCTTCTTCGGTCAGATCAGAAAGCTCACAGCCCCGTGCCACGGCCTGCGCCATGCAGGCAATGGTGCGCAGGGCGTCGCCGTTGCCGGTGTTCAGCTGCTGGGCCAGCAGCACCAGCGTCTGGCTCTGAGCAAGGATGGCATCGCTGCTGGTGGGGTTGGCGTCGTTCACCACGCCCACGTCGGTGACAGTCAGGCCGGTGGCCGCTGCAAACTGGGTGGCCGTCATGCGCATCTTCTCCACATGGGGCTGCAGGCTGCCCTGCGCCAGCTGGCCGAACTCCGGGTTTTCGCCGGTCTCCGGGTTGGAGGTGGCTGCGATGATTGCGCCGACATACTGTTTAAACTTATCGGCAGTGATAGCATCGTACTGTTCATCCGTCACACCGAGAATGTATTTCTGCGGGGTGGTGTCGAACTCCAGCGCAATGGTAGCGTTGGCGGCTGTACGCACATAATCATCGATCAATGCCCGGATGGGGCGTTTCAGGCGGCTGCGGCCAAAGGGTTTATTGTTGGTCGCATTCCAGATCAGCGGTTCCATCAACGGACGCTTCATCTGGTTCGGATATCGCTTTGCCGTCCAGATGCCGCCTTCCAGGCTTAACACAATGGTTGCATCGTCAGTGTAAAAGTTCACAAGGGATGGATTCCAGACATCAGCAACAGATTCATCCTGTGCAGTGTCGATGATGGAAAACCCATAGTCGATGCGACCTTTCTCACCATTCCAGCAGGCAGCTGCGGTGGCAGGAGAATTAAAACGGATGCGGCAGCCGATGTCCGAATCCTTGGAAAGGGTGGCAAACACGCAGCCGTACTTCAGCTCGTCCCTGCAGGCCTTGGCGTACTCGGCCACAAGGCGGTTATCCTTTACCAGCCGGGCAAGGCTGTCCAGATTGCCACCGCTGCCCACAAAGCCGTCAAACATGGAGCGTGTGGCCAATGCATCCACGGCTTTCTGTCCCCAGCTGCAGCCTACTTCCAGTTTGCTCAATCCTTTCGGCAAAGCGATACCAAGGCTGACATCCTGCAGTGTGATATGACCTTCGTAGTATTTGTCCTTGATAACATTGTTGCCCTGGTGGGTGTTATAAATATTGGTCAATTCCTGCAGCTGTGCCAGTTCTTCCGGTGTCAGGCCGTCCACACGGCCAAAATTCAAAATCTGCATGATGCTCCTTTCAGCCGATCTTCATTTTGCGGGTAGGGTCGCGACGGCTGGTCTTTGCGCCCCAGAGCGCCAGCGCGCAGGCTTCCACCGGCAGGCTGTTGTCTCCGCCAAAGCCGAAGCCGCCCGCGATGGGCCGTTTGACGGCGGTGACAGCGCTTTCGTCCAGCACCGTCTGAGGCTTATACCATGTCAGGGTGCCCTCGCTGATGCTATTGGTAAAGCCGCTGACGGCGGCGATCACGTCCTTTGCGGATGGCCGGATCACCGAGTTCTTTGCCCGCCATGTGTCCTTGATGCGTTCCACCAGCACATCCACGCCGTTGCGGCCGTCAATGACCACACAGCTGGCCTTGCCGTACCGGTCGTTCAGCCAGTCGGCCAGCCATGTCAGGCCCTGACCGGATGGGCGCATCTCCAGCAGCGACACCCGCGCGGGGCCTTCTTTCGGGATCACCGCGCCGCACAGGCACACGGCGCTGCCGTCGGCGGAAAACTTGACGCCATAAGCAGTTTTGCCTTCGGGCTTTTCGTCCTCGCTGGCGCAGGCTTCCCATGCGGTGCGGTCGATGGCATAGTCCAGATGCTCCGTGATCTCCGGGCTCCACCAGCCCAGCCGCTCCCGCGCAAAGGTGTCCGGGTCCAGCTGTTCGGCTTCGCCCTCAATGGTGGAGAACTGGATGCGCCGCCCCAATGCCGGGTTTGTGGCTGCCCAGCGTGCCGGGTCCTTCACATCGCCGATCTCCGGCACCGAGAACTCGAACCATGCGGCCTTTTTCGCTTCGCCGTCCAGTGCGCGCTTGCGCAGGGCGTGGAACACAGTGCCCACGGCGTCGGGGCCGGGCGGCGTGCCCACGTAGATGGTCTGCGGGTTCAGGCTGGCGGAAATGGCGGGCAAAAAAGACCCCTGCGCGGTCTCGTCCAGCTCCTGTGCCTCGTCGAAGATCAGCAGGTCACCGTGCTGGCCGCGTCCGCCGTTGCGGGTGCGGGCCAGAAACTTGATGCGGGCACCGCTTTTCAGGATGATCTGCTCCCGACCCAGCGCCGTTTTGATCTCGGCCACGTGGCGACGCAGCTTTGGGCTTTCAAAAAAGGCCCGCATTTCCTCAAAGGTCTCGGTGGCGGTCTTCTGCAGGTGGGCGGTATAAATGACCGTCTCATTGAACAGCAGCATCCCAGCCTCGGAACGTCCCTGCACCAGCAGGCTTTTGCCGTTCTGGCGGGGGACACTGCCGCCTGCCGTAGGCGCTGCCCATTTGCCGGACACTGTGCGGCTCATCCAGTCGTCCAGAATATCGCTCTGCCACGGATCCAGCACCGTGCCGCCTGCCCGCAGGATGCGCACGGCATCCTGCCCGTCAGTCGCCGGATACTCCGGTGCGATACGTGCGGACGGCTCCTGACTTCCCATCATGCTCTCGCTGCGCGAGGATCGCGCCGATCTCGTCCGTGTCATCCTTTGCTCCTTCAATCTCTTCAATTTCCCGGATGGTTTCCCGGTATTGCTTGGTAAGCTGCGGCAAGGCACGGCAGTCCTCGCAGGCATCAATGCCCGAAGCCAGCACCTTGGCCAGCTGCTTGAGCTGCTCCAGCCGGGTGCCCCGGGCCGTGATGCTTTTCATGGTCGCCATGGGCCAGAAACACCCCTTTCAAATTTTCCCTGTGTGTAAATCGGCGCTGACGGCACTGGGGGTCGCCGAGGGCGAGGGAGGGGTACCCTCCCCACCCTCACCAGCTGCCGTCTGAAACGTGCGGAATCCGCACGATTTTGGCCTGTTTTGAGCTGTTTTCAGCGGTTTTGCTGCCTTTTTGTGCATTGCAGAACCAATGTGCAGCCTGTAGGTTCGACCAATCTTCCGCAGCGGCCCGCGCGGACGGGTAGCCGAACTGTCTCCACTTGGACACAGGCTTGATCTCGTCCACCACAAAGGACAAAGGATGCTGTGCATCAGAAGGCTCATCATAATGGATCGGCCCGAAACGCCCATGACAGATGCCGCACTCGCAGCCCATTGCACGCAGCCGCGCACGGTGCTTGCGCCGCAGCTGGCCGTTGGCATAGCGCGGATTGCCCATACTGCACACCTCCTGCTTCATGGTCTGGCTGTAAAAGAAAAGCCCGCACAGATTTGTGCAGGCTGGATGCTTCCCATGTCTCTCCGGTATAGCCCGGGGCCTTTTCAGGGGTGGGGTATCTGCAGGAAGGGCAGGGTATAAAAAGACCCCGGGGGTGCTTTGCAGACCCGGGGTATCAAAAAAGCCGCCCGGAAGATCCGAACGGCGGGATATAACAAAGAAACCCGGCTGGTGCATTCAGGCTGTTGGTCGGGAAAGGTGATCCTCTGTGTCAGCCGGGCAGCACAAAGCCCGCAGGGATGAAGGGAGTAAGGGACCTTTCCTGCGGGCTTTTGCAGTTTAATGATATCGCATTTCGGACGTGATGGGAAGATGCTGTTTACTGCTTTTTGGTGCTGTTTTTAAGTTCCAGCCGGTCGATGGCGGCACGGTGGCGGGCAAAGGCCCGGCGGGAGGTCAGGCGGGTGTGTTTCACGATGGACTTCCAGTCCTCCAGCAGGATGTACCGCCGGAACAGAATCATAAAATCCACCTCGTCGTCCAGCTGGCGGAACACCTCCATGATCTCGGCCCGGATGGCGTCGCACACGGCAGACTGCGCCTCAGCGGCCCGGCGGGCCTCGTCGATGCGTTCCACACTGCGGGGCAGAGCCTGTCCGTCGCCGCTGCCGCCCGGCACAGGGGAAAAGCGCTGGGTGGTGTGGGTGGCATCGGTCTGCAGCGTGGCCAGCTCGTCCAGTTTGAGCAGCTCGAACCGCTTGGCCGTCCGGTACCGCCAGAGCCATGCCTTTTTCTCTTCGTAGGTCAAATTGGTTGCTCCTTTCTATGGAGGGTATGGAGGATAGGAAGCTATTTCTGAAAACTCCCTAGATGTAACAAAAAATATATAGTAAAAAGTCTGGGAAACGCCCTTCCTGCTTCCATACCCTCCATACGCTCAGTTTTTCAGGCGGGTCTGCTCATAGAGAGGACGGCTTCTGGCTGGCGCAACAGATGGCTCGGTGCCGCGGCCAAGCGCCATACAGCGCATTCCTTCGTCCGAGAGGGCCATGTCTACATATTCGTTGTAGTACATGCCCTTGCGGATCTCGTAGTGCTTTTTGACCTCCATGCCGAACTGCTTGTTGGCCATGCGCCATTTTTCGTTGTTCTCGCTGCACCAGTTCAGGTAGGTGCGGAACAGCACGCTGGCCTGCACGGTGCTGCCCTCGGCGGGCTCGGTGCAGTCGGCCAGGAAGGCCGCGATGCGGTCCTGATCCTGCTTGTAGGCATTCACGGCGCTGTCCACGGCGGCACAGGCGGGCAGGCCGTGCCGCCTGCCGCCCTGACTGTTGGCCAGCCATTTCTGCAGGCCGTCCAGCGCCCAGTTGAGGATGCCGGGCAGCTCAGCTTCCAGCTTCTGGGGCAGCAGGATATCCTGCTTTTCTTCCGGGATGCTCTGGGTGAAGGGCACCAGCCGGATGCGCCGCCAGATGCCTACATCGGTGCCGTGGATCTTGGGCAGGTGGTTGGTGGCTTCCACCAGTTTGAACTCCGGCCGGAACTCAAATTCCTTGCCATACTGGAAGCGGGCGGTGATGGTGTTGCCGCCGGTCATCTGCTTCACAAGGCCTTCGTCCAGCGTTGCGCCCTGATCGCCCTCTTCCAGTGTGACGAAGCGGGCACCTTTCAGGCGGGCGACATCGCTGCGTGCCGCGCCGGAGGAGCGGCTGCGGGTACTGGCGATGGTATCGGCCTGGGCGTTCATGCAGTAGTCGCCTAGCATTTTTGCCAGCGTTTCGAGGAAGGTGCTTTTGCCGTTGGCGCCGTCGCCGTACAGGAAAAACATGCACTGCTCCCGGGTGGAGCCGCACAGACAGTAGCCCACCATCACCTGCAGGTACTCCGCCAGCTGGGCGTCCCCGCCGGTGACGGACTGAATGAAGGCCTCCCACACGGGGGCTTTGGCGTCCGGGTCGTAATCCACCTGCGCCATGCGGGTGATGTAGCGGGCCCGGTCGTGGGGCACAAGCTCCCGGCGGGCAAGGTTCAGGATGCCGTTGCGCAGGTTCAGCAGGCCCTTGTTCCGGTCGAACTGCTCCGGCAGCATGGGGATGCCGGGCAGGTGCTGGGCTTCTTTCAGGAAGGCTTCCTTGCTGCGGCTGGAACGGCTCTTCTGCACATGGCGGCGCAGTGCCCCGGCGGTGTTGATCTCCCGGATGCCGAAGCAGGCCTTGTCCATCTGGTCCAGCATCTCATCTGCAAGGCCCTTGATGGTGGCAAGGTCGTCCCGCTTCCAGCGGGCGCCGTCCCACACCATCCAGCATTTGTCGGTGGGGTTGTACCGCATCCGGTCGGCGTACCGGTCGCGGAAGCGGCGGGCGTTGCCGGTGTCGTCCAGCGAGTAGGTCTTGACGCCGGGGGCGGGTGCGGCGGCGGGCGACTGCGCACCGTACTTGACGTTCAGGGCGCGGAGGGCTTCGTCCTGATCGGCGAAGGGCGTTTTGTCCGGCTCTGGCGAGGGAGTGTACACCTCCTGACAGTCACTGACGGCCCGTTCCAGCGTCCAGCGGCCATAGGTCTTGGCACCGCGCCGTTCATCCCACTTGGGGCGCATGAGGCCGGAAGTGCGGAACACATGATCCATGCGCTCCACATCGGCACCAAACCAGAAGGCCAGCAGGTTGCAGAAGCTGAGGTCGGCTTCGCTGTGGCTGTTGTAGTAGGCCTGCCAGTTTCCGGCATACAGGGCAGCAAAGCGCTCACCGTCCCGGGCAGCGCAGGCGGTACGCAGCAGCTCTTCGTCGGAGCGGTCCACCTTCTGCCACGCCACATCGGGCGCGGGCGTGCGGGGCGCTTCCGGCTTTGCCAGATACTTTGCGTGCACGGCGGCACACTGAGCGGTGCGTTCTTCGATGGCAAGATCGTTCAGCGCTTTGCCGGTGACGGTGAAGTACCGCCCGCCGTCGTACATTTCCAGCCCGATGCTGCTTTTGCGGCAGGCACCGGCCGGCTTTTGGCCGGTGAACAGCAGGTGCACACCGGTGCCGCTGGGGCTTTCCTCGGCGTAGGTCTGCATCCCGTCGATGATCTCCCGGGCCATATCCGAGAGGGCACCGGTGTCCGGGTCCCGGCAATGGTCGATGTCGATGCCGCACAGCCCATCGCCCAAAAGCACCCCGACGCCGCGCAGACCAAAGCGGGAGACTGCGGCCTGTGCCGCTTCCAGCGTGCCCCATGTGGCGGGGTCGTTGGGCTTTGCATTCTGCCCGGTGGCGGGGTTGATGGGCGCTTTGGCAGCATCGAAGCAGACCCAGCGGCGGCTCTCTTTTAGAGCCTGCGGGAATTGTTCGAGCATGCGCACCTCCTGTTAGTTAAAAGGAAAATCATCCGGCTCGTCCACCGGGATGAGATCATCCTGCGCGGCGGGCTGTGCCGGGGGCTTGAGGTAGTCGGCCACATTGCCCATGCCCAGATATCGGTCCACATAGGTCATGGCGTACTGCGGGTTCTTGCGGTCGGGGCGCACATCGATGACGCACATGTGCCCCGGGAACAGGGGCAGGGCTTTTTCCAGCTCGCTCAGTTTGGTGAGGGGCAGCTGGATCATCTGCAGAAAGCCCTTGAAGAAGGGCAGACCGTTCTTGCTCAGACCGTAGCTGGTAAAGGCATAGCGGCCTTTGTACGGCCCCTCGGTCACGATGAAGGACACGCTCAGGGCAATGCCGCCGCCGGTACGGGCAACGATCTTGGCCTCTTTCAGGATGGCGTTGTAGCGGCCTGCGGGCACGCCGCTGCCGCCGGTCTGGGCGCTGGCGGATTCAAATTCGCCGTCCAGAGCGGCGAGGGCAGATGCATAGTTCAGTTCAGACATGGTAATTACTCCTTTTCTGTGATGTTCATTTTCCTGTACAGCGTCCGGCGCTGCTTGTACTGCACCAGAAGCTGCGGGGTCTTTTCGTCCACAAGGTCGATCACAAGGGCCTCGGCCTTGCCGGGTGCGGGGCGCTGGATGCGGCCGATGCTCTGCTGCACGATGACCTTGTTGCGGGTGGGTGTTGCCAGCACAAGGCGGTCCAGACAGGGAATATCCAGTCCTTCCTTTGCCAGCTGATAGGTGGCGAACAGGATGCGGGCCTGCCCGGCTTTCATGCGGGCGAGGGCGGCTGTGCGCTCGGCTTTTTTGGTGGCGCCGCAGACAAACTCGGCAGCAAGGCCCAGACTGAGCGCGTAGGCGTGCAGCCGTTCCAGAATGGCGAGGGACGCTGCCAGCACCAGCCAGCTGCTGCCCTCGGTGACGGCGCGGTCGATGACGCCTTCCACCGTCTGCATCCGGTCGGCATCGGTGGCCATGCAGCGCATCAGGCGCACATAGTCGATGGGGCTTTCATTGGCGCGGGGCGTATAGACGAAGCGGGTGGGCACCGTTTCGACCCGGGGCGTGATGGTGACCTGTTCCAGCTGCTGCGGTTCGATGACCGCCACGCGGGGGCCCAGCACCTGAAAGATGGTCTCGCTCAGGCCGTCGCTGCGGGTGTCGCTGGCGGTCAGGCCAAAGCGCCAGCGGGCGGGCAGGCATTTGAGCACCGCCGCAAACATGCTGGCCTGCTCCGGGTTGTTGACCACATGGTGGCATTCGTCCACGATCACCACGCCCACGGTGCGGGCAAGCTCGTCCAGCTCCATGCGGTACAGGCTCTGCACGGTGGCGATGGTCAGCTTGGTGCCGCAGCGCTTGTGTGCGCCGGAGATGATGGAAACCTCCCGCTCATCCAGCCCCAGACGCAGCTGCGCCCGCTCCTTGGCCTGCTGCGCCAGATCCAGTGTGTGGGTGATCCAGAGCGCGGGTCTGCCCAGATGAGCGATGACCGCCATGCCAATCTCGGTCTTTCCCGCGCCACAGGGCGCGATCAGCACCCCCTGATGCCACTGGCAGGAGAGAGCCGCGTTCACGGCTTTCTGCTGATATCCCCGCAAGGTGAAGCGGGAAGTGTCAAAGGTCAGCGGCTCGCCTTTGAGGGTCTTGTCCCGGGCGGTGGTTCCGGCCGGCTTTTCCCTCCAGACCTCCTCTGCCATACCCCGCGGCAGGGTGAGGGCGTTGCCGCGGATCTCGTACAGCATCACGGTCTCCGGGATGTTGTAGGTGGGTCTGCCCAGCCGCAGGGCGTTCGTGTACTTGGGGTTCGGCACGGTCAGCTCCCGGATAAGCGTGTGCAGCAGCAGCGTCGGCACGTCCTGCAGGTGCAGTTCGCCGTCCAGTGTGTAGATCACGGGTGCACCACCTCCAAAACGTTCAGGATGTCGGTGGGCAGGTTTTCCAGCTTCACGCTGCCGCGCTCGCCACTCTCGATGCGGTCGCGGATGTAATACCACGGGAAGTAGCAGTCCACGGCAGGGTCATCCCTCCGCACCGCCACCACCGCAATGCCGCCGGCATCCTCCTTGCGGGAGAGATTCTCCACCTCATTGGGGCGGAAGGCCGAGAAGGGCAGACTGCCTTTGGCGATGTGCTTGCACTCGATGCCCCAGCTGCGGCCGTCAATGGTGGCCTCGATGTCGTAGGGCTGCCCGGAATAGTCAGCAGGCCAGCCCCTGCACCAGACCTTGGGGATGCCGCAGAGGATGTCCAGCAGGTCATTCTGCCAGACCTTGCCCCGGGCGTTGCGGGCCTGCTGCAACCGGTTCTTTTTCTGGCGGGTGCGGGTATCACTGGGGCGCATGGGCGGCCTCCTTTTCCTTCTCAGCGGCACGGCGGGCTTTTTCGAGCTTGACGGCGCAGGCCGCGCACAGGCACTTGCCGTAGGTCTTGCGGGTGTAATCGGCCAGCTGGTCAATGGTCATTTTGCTGGTGGCCGATACCAGCCGCCCGCACTCCTCGCAGCGGGTCGGCTCCTTGCCGTCGTTGGCCCACTCGGCCAGCTGTTTGCCCAGATCCGAGGTGATGACCGCCCCGAAGCCGTCCAGAAAGGTCACATCCTTGCTGGTGGTGGCAATGTGGTCCCGTCCGATGGTGAACATGATATCAAATTCATACTCCACATCGTCCCGCTGCACCGGAGCAAGGCCTACTTTTACCGGCACCTGCTTGCCGCGGTCGTTCTCGGTGAGGACATAATCCTGCTTGACCCGCAGGGTGCAGATGGTGTGGCAGTTGACCGACAGCAGATAGTTGATGAAATCGTTCTGGATACGTCCGGCCTCGTCCCACGCGGTGTAACTGTTCTTGCCGGGTTTCGCAGCGATGTCGGCCTTGATCTCCAGCACGCCGCCCGCGTTGCTCCATGCATGGGAAAGGCTGTCCACGATGACCACGCCGTCCGGGCCGACCTGCTTCACGGCGGCATCCACGCATTCCTTGTAATGCTCCGGAGAGTAGGGCGCTTTCAGCTCGATGTACCAGAACTCGCCGATGCCCAGATCTGTGCGGTTGGCGTACAGCTCGCCGCGCCGGTGCTCAGTATCGATGAGACAGACCTTTGAGAAATCGCCGCCGGTCAGGCCGGAGGCCAGCAGCAGGGCACCCAGCGTTTTGCCGCCGCCGGACACGCCGGCCAGCGCAATGCGCAGCTTGGATTTTTCGCGGGTCGCACGGGTAACTTCAACCATAAAAATACCTCCTTAGTGTTTCTGCGGGGTGAAATGCTTCACGGCGTCCAGAACGTCCTGCGGGACATTTCCCGCGTTGTCACAGAGCCAGAACAGGCCGTGGGTGTCTTCGTCTTTCCAGCAGGCGATGCCGGCCTCCGTATCCAGAAAGCCGAGGTTCGCACCGGCCTGCACCACGGCAAAAGCGTCCAGAGGGAACGCTGCGGCCCGGTCGTCTGCGCCGTACTGGATCAGGGCATCTGTGGCGGTGCACAGCGGCAGGCAGGCCATGCCGGTCTCATAATTGCCGGTGGTGTAGCGGCTGATATCGATGGTGCGGTCGTCCTCGGAGATGTCCTGCGGGTCGCAGCCCTTGACCACCCACTTGGATTCGCCGATTTTGGGCATGTCCGCCAGCCATGTGACGATCTGGCCTGCGATCTCGCCGGGGCAGTTTTCCTTCGGGATCAGCAGCGCCCAGCCCGCGCCGGTGATGAAAAAGGAATCCCACAGCCCGCGGTACTCGGTGCGCTGAATCTTCACGCCGCCGCCCCGCCAGCTCTGCTTCATCAGTTTGAGCAATGCTTTTGTGTCAAATCTCATTCAAACAACGCCTCCCGTTCTGAGTCCTCCACACTGCCCTCCGCAGTAGGGTTGATGGTGGTATCTTCTTCCAGTGATTCACGAATTTCATCGCACACCTGATAGATCGGTGCGGCCATGCGGGCCAGCGGGGTGCCGGTGGTGCTGGCAAGGCCAAACCAGCCCAGATACATGCTGCGCATGGAATCGGCGATGATCTTTGCCTGCTGGGCACAGGACTGCTCCGGCGCAAGGAAACCGTCTGCATCCTGCTGCAGCTTCTGGTATCTGGCTTCGGCTTCACGAGCCCGGCGCTGAGCGTCCTCGATCTGTCTGTGGGCCTGTGTCTTTGCTTCGGCGGCAAGGGCATCCGCCTGCCGCCGGACTTCTTCCGGGTCAGTCACGCCCACGATGGACTGCTTTTTGAGGGCATCCTCGGCATTCTTGGCACGGGCTTCGGCCTTGCTCTGCATCTTCCATGCTTCCTCTTCCCGGGCTTCGGCGGCGTCTAACCGGCTTTTGAGCTGATCGTTCTGTTCGGTCAGACCTTTAATGTCGACGTGGGCGGCTTCCAGCTGTGCATTGGCGGTGTTCATTGCGTCCCGCGACTCCTGCTCCTGAATGCAGGCGCTCTTCAATCTGGCCTGCGTTTCGTTCAGCTTGTACTCTTTGGCCTTGAGCTTGGCTAAAAGCTCCTGCACCCGCTGGCTGTCTCCGGCGGCTTCGACCAGCTGCCCAGCGCAGCCGCTGCGGGCGATGAGGTTCAAATCTTTGCGGGTCAGCTCGGGCAGCTGTTTTAATTCCGCAACTGTTGCGGAATTAAAAGCGTCACCGTTTTTGACCATCGTGCGGGCGCTGCCTTCGCTGAGTCCCTTGCTCTCATACCACTTTGTCCATGTACCGCCGCCATACCGGCCCGCCTTGGCAGTCAGAGCGTGGATGCGGGCAAGGTAGATGCAGGAGATCAGGTATTCGTCCTGCGCCGCGCCGTAATGCAAATCAAACTGCTGGTCGGCTTCGGTGGCCTGCTGGGATAAATCGCCCAGAGCCTTGTCTGCGGATGTCCGTCTGAACCAATTGTTGCAACTGTGGTGGAGTGAATTTCTTCAACCAAAAACTTTAAATA